CAAACTGGTAGCAGAGCATGAGCGTGAGGCTTGTGCAAAAGAAGCAGATAAACGACTGTATGACTACACCATGCTTTTATCAAACCCGCCACAAAACGGTGCGGCATGGAGTATCGCAAACGCAATTCGAGCAAGGGGACAAGCATGACTGACGAACAAATCATTGAGATGGCTAGACAGTCTGGACTTCATGTGGCAACTGATGTGAATTGGATGCCAGTCATCGGGCTTGCGTATGCCAAAAAGTTGGTTGAAGTGGCGACACAACATGGGCGTGAGAAGTCTCTTCAACTGTGGATGTTGTTAGATGATGTAGACACGGCTGATGATATTGCAAAAGCTGATCATGATGTTTATCGCAGTTTATGCAGACAAGCTCACGAAAAAAGATGGTCTGTATTGACAGGCGATGAAGTTGATGCAGCAATCCGAGCAAGAGGTGAAGCATGAGAGTCATTGGCATCGACTGCGGCGCATCTGGCGCCATCGTTCTCTTGGAGGACGGCCAGCCCATTGAATGGACTGCCATGCCCACCTACAAAGTCGGCACGGCTACTCGAGTCAATGCGGCTGCGCTGTACGACTTTATTGCATCGTGCTGTGCTACCCATGTATACATTGAGCAGGTGCATGCAATGCCCGGACAGGGCGTGGTATCCATGTTCAACTTTGGCCACTCCTGCGGGACTGTAATGGGCGTTATCGGGGCTATGGGACTGCCCAGCACCTTAGTCACGCCACAGGCTTGGAAAAAGGCCGCAGGGCTGATTGGTAAGGACAAGGACGCCGCACGTTCAAGGGCGATCCAGTTGTGGCCAACATGGAAAGACCTTGGAACAAAAGCAAAAGGCCAAGCGTTGGCTGATGCGGCACTGATTGCGAGGTTTTCATGAACCACGCTGACATCAATCCCCTAAAAGCAATTGAGTACATTTACTCAAATGGCGCCAAATATGCACAAGCAAAAGCCGAACTGACGTACCTCGAAGAGTTCCGCAAGAGTAAGAAAGCCCTGCTCATGAAGACAGCCATCGTCAATGGGGCTAAATCGGTTGCAGCCGCGGAAATGGAAGCGTATGCAGACTCGGAGTACATAGAACTCCTGAAGGCCATTAAAACGGCCACAGAGGTCGCAGAAGGCTTACGTTGGCACATAGTGGCAGCACAGGCTCGAATCGACGTCTGGAGGTCTACAGAGGCCTCTAATCGTGCTATGGATAGGAATGTGGCATGAACAACAAACTGAACGCCAGAGAAAGAAAATATCTTGGACTTGTGAAATCTTTGCCATGTAGCGTATGCGACCAACCCGGCCCAAGTGAAGCTCATCACATAGAGCAAGGTTTGCAATACACCTGCATTGCCTTGTGTCCAGATTGTCATCGTGGCACAATGGGATGGCACGGAACAAAGGCACTGTGGCGCATCCGAAAAATGGATGAACTGAAAGCCCTAAACATCACCATTCAAAGGCTATTTGATGATCAAGGACATGGCTAACCAGCGATTCGGGAAATTGTTGGTTTTAGAAAAAGCGGGAACCCGAGGAACTGCACAACACGTTGTTTGGAAATGCCAATGCGATTGTGGCAATGTTGCTTTTGTGGTCGGTGCTTACATTAGAAAAGGGCGTGTAAGAAGTTGTGGATGTGGGTCTGCTGAAACGCATTTCAGCGCAGAGCGTCTTACAACTCATGGAATGTCAAAAACAAGAACGTACAAAATTTGGCGCGGGATGGTTCAAAGAACATCGAAACAATCGAACAAAAAATCGCATTTGTATTTCGATAAAGGTATTACTGTTTGTGATCGTTGGAAGACATTTGAAAATTTCTTGGCTGATATGGGAGAAGCCCCAGATGGATTTTCAATTGATCGGAAAGATGGGAACAAAGGTTACTTCCCGGAAAATTGTCGATGGGCCACTGCAACTGAGCAAGCCAACAACACTAGCGCCAACGTCAATTTGACTTATGCAGGGGTCACGCAATCAATCTCTATGTGGGCTAGACAATTCGGAATCAAGCCGAACACATTGCTCTACAGAATACGCAGAGGATGGTCGGTGCAACGGGCTATCACTGGCGTTGAATAAAAACCCTACAACTTAGTCGGGTATCTATTTACAGGTTCTTTAACTTGTTGTTAAAATTCTCCTCACTGCGATGTTGCAGGTTTAGGAGAATCAAATGACAGTTATCACCACCACCCCTTCTTCCGCTGACGAACTCGGCACCTTGTTGGCACAGATCGCCACGCTGACCAAGCAAGCCGACAAGATCAAAGATGCAATGAAGGATGTTGCAATCAACGGCGAAACCAAAGTGTTTGAGGGTGCTTTGTTCAAATGCACATACACCGAATGCAACCGCACTGTGTTCGACAAAGACGCATTCATCAAGGACTTGGGCGAGGAGTTCTACAACAAGTTCACCAAGACCACCGCTGTGTTCTCTATCAAAACCACCAGCCGTTAATCAAGGGGATCATCATGCAAACACTCATTGGATTTTGGGCATTTCAAGTTCCCTCGAACTACATCTCTCGCACCACCACGGTGTTTTGTGCTGATGACGGATTTGGCAACTTGATTGCCCTGTCATCCAGAAACTTCCCCGTGTACGCAATCGAAACCGCCAACCAATAAACCAACTGAGGGCTTCGGCCCTCGGTTAAACCGAGGTAAACACCATGACACCATTGACCTACAACCAAAAGCGCTTGATCAGCAAGAACGTGCTGGCCGCCTGCAAGGACATCAACAAGCTGAACAACACCGGCTACAAGTTCTTGAACCTTTGCTCTGGTTTCATCGCCCATTACGACCTAAACGGCTTCAAGGCCTATTACTCTGAGCACAGTCTTCATGACGACATTGAGCGCTTTGCCAAGCAAAACCAATGGTCGAACTTCCGTGAAGGTGAACGCGACTACCACTATTACATGGCCAAGCGCGACTGCTACAACATGATTCTGGGTGGCTTCGTGGCCAAGCAATACATGGACGAGGTGTTCAACAGCCCAGTTCAATTCATGCGCGACCACTTCACCATCGTTCACATCAGCTAAGGAGACAGCTATGGGTCAGTATCACGAGGTCTACAACCTAGACAAAAAAGAACGCATTAACCCGCACAGCATCGACAACGGGTTGAAGCTGTACGAGCAGGTCGGTCACATCGGCAGCACAAGCACAGCGTTGTTTGCCTTGTTGGCCAACAGCAACGGCAGAGGAGGCGGCGACTTTCCTGAGCACCCAATGATCGGGCGCTGGGCAGGCGATCGCATCTTGGTTCAAGGCGACTACGCCAACCACAAAGACAACGGCCACGTTGATGCTGATGTGCTCGAGGCATTCACCGACATATCTGAACAAGTCGCAGACATGTTGAAAACCATCGAATCAAACTGGTAAGGAGAGCACCATGAAAATTCAAATGGAACTGAACCACGACACCGTGGTAGTTGAATACGAAACCAAACTGGATTTCGCAATCTACACCGCTGACGTGGTGATTGAAGAGGTTTTGTACAAGGGCGTTAACGTCATCAAGATTCTGGACGCCGAAACAATCGAACACTTGGCATACGAGATCGGCTGCCAGTTGTCCGAGAAAGAGCAAGAACGTCAAATGGAGAGAGCAGAATGATTACACCATTACCACCCCACTCAAAGATTTGCATGCCCCCACCAGACTTCAAATGGAAGTCGGGCAGCGATGTGCAGACAATCTGGCGCAAGTTCGGCTGGGTGCCACCAAGCGAGACTATGATCCCGCCACCACCGGAGAAGAAATAATGTGGCCTTTTCCAACCCAGTTACCGCCCAGCAAACCGGGCGAACCTAAGTTCAACCCGGACAATTTTGAGGAAGCACCGCTATGACTAAAGACGAAACCCCAGATTACTTTTTCTGTGAGCGAACATTGATTAACTCGTTGGAAGATAAAAACGTAAGTCAAAAAATTCAAGATTCGCATCGTTTTGCATTGGCAATTACTGGGCACTATCAACAAGCATTTAATTTAACTGGCGATTTAAATGCAAAACTTTGCGCTGTAATTGGGTATGACCGCGCTATTCGGCTTCAACAATAGCAACAGGAGAAACAGAATGACTAAAGAACTCAGCCCATTGGCTCGATCCCTACTCGGCAATTCTGGCGCCGTTAAATTCTTTACCCAACAAGAGTTTGATGATGCGCTGGCCATCGCCAAGGCAGAGATCATGACCGTAGCAATCGAGACCACTAAGAGGGCCATCATGATCGAGCGTGAAGAGTGCGCCAAGCTGGCCGACGAATGCGTCAACATTGAAGAATTGGGTGAAGCCATCCGCAACCGCATACCCTCACAACGTCAATGAACACAGTGTCTGTCAATCCATTCATGGGGTTGTCAGACCCCGACCAATACTTAAAGGAGGCAAAACATGCCGCTGAAAAAACAGGAACTTCCCGTAAAGTCCACCGTTTCGCTGAAGCAGAAGAGCGTATCCGCCAAGAAGAGCGAGCCGCAGAAAAAACAGCCAGAAAGGCTCTACGAGATGCCGCAAGAAGTGAAAGACTGGATCGACCAAGCGTCAAGCCGGTTAAACCGACTGCAAAGCGAAGTGGAAAGACTCAAAGAGGAGAACTCAAAACTAAAGCGTACCGTGCGCTTCCAAGAACACCGAATCATGGGCACGAGTCAGGAATAAAGGAGTGAATCATGGACGACTGGACACCCGAAATGGATGAAGCATTCAACGAAATTGAGAAGAAGAGTAATCTGGGTAAGCAGATACTCAAAGAGATCAACGATGATTGGCGAAAGCACGCCAGCGAATACGAGCGTGGCTTCATTGACGGTATGCAAAAACAGATGCAATCAAGCGTGGACAAAGCAGTCAACGCAATGGGCAAGCGTGAATGGGTTGGGCTGACGGATGAAGATCGGATTGAATCTTTAAAAATAGTTGACCCACAAACCAAACGCTTGCCATTAGGGCTTAATTTATATGCGGCGGCCATTGAAGCCAAACTCAAGGAGAAGAACACATGACAGACGAGGACTTGGTTAAAAACCTAGCTTGGTTTAGAGAAGAGGCTGGTCTTGAATCTGCGTATCCCGTTACACACCCCATGTCAATGTTTATTAGGGCAATCGCCGCAAGAGAGCGCCTAAAGAAGCGTGAATGGGTTGGTCTGACGGATGAGGAGATAGAACCAATTGCCGAAACAGTGGCACAACCAAAGCAAGAGCAGGGTGAGCCTGTGGGGTGGATGAGCAACAAAGACTTTGAACCCATCAGAATCAGGATTATGCAAGAGGCTTATGAACTTGCAGACAGCAATAATCCTGAAGGCTACAACGCAATCAAAGTAATGTGTGGGGATGTTCAAAAAATGTTGTCACCACAGCGCACATGGGCTGGTCTGACGGATGAGGAGATTGAAAAAGTGTGGCGAGGTGTACGAGCAAATGAATATCACAGTTGCGTAGAGCCTTTTGCCAAAGACATCGAAGCCAAACTTAAGGAGAAGAACACATGACAGAAAAGATACACGCATTGCAACCAATGCTTGATGCGCTCCACATCAAACAAACAGTAAGCTTTGACGACTGCAATTCGCTATTTCGAGAGGTTGCCACTAAAACGGGGAGCGCACCACCACCATTTGAATTAAGCGGAAATCAATGGTGCGCCCTTGTGAATTTGGCTATTGCACGTTTTGTTAAACCAGTTACGCAAAAACCCGATTATTGGCTTGGCTATGGCTTGCAAGCACACACAGAAAAACCGTTTGAAGACGCAACACTCCTCTACACCACCCCACCACAGCGCACATGGGTGGGTCTGACAAACGATGAAGTCAACGACTTTGCGGCAGGATGCCATCTTGGTAATTCTGTGCAAGGCGCTATTTACAAAGCCGAAGCCAAACTCAAGGAGAAGAACACATGAACTGGCTACCAGAACACAAAGGCGGCCTGCACCTTGACCACAACGAACACCGCAATTACTACCAGACTGTTGAGGAATGCTATGACCTCGAAGATTTTGTATCTGAGGATGAGTGGTTAAAAGCTATCAAAGAAGATAGTGTGTGGGTTTTGCATTGGTATCCAAACACGCCAGTTGGGTTTACTCGTATTGCCGCATCAACACTGGAAGCCATCCAGCAATGGCTCAAGGAGAAGAACACATGAGATACGAACAATCCAAACCACTCGTTGAGGATCTGATGGATATTGCGGTGTTGTTTCACGCAAGCCCAAGCTTGCTGCGCCAAAAGATTGCCGAGGCTATCAACAAGCACATCCCTGATCTTGATCCCGCTTGCATGGAGCGCGGCTGCCCCTGCATCGACACGTTTTCCAAAGAGGAGAAGAACACATGAAGTTTCACCCAGACTCCATAGAACAACTTCTAATCGCCGCCAACAACATGAAGGACGAACAAGGAAACTGGGCTGGCTCCATGGCAATGTACAGAATACTCAGCACCCAGTTCCTACACGAATACGTCTTCCCCATAGAGGACAAAGTACAAGAGATACTGAACAAGCATAGAGAAGAATCCCAAAACGCAACCAAAAGGAGTGAGAAATGAAAGACATCCAAGAATCAATTTTGACAGACAAAGAAATCGAACTGGAGTTCGCTTACATCTCTGGCTATGTAACCGCAATGACAGACGCAAAATTACCAGCAAACTTCGCCATTTGCTTGGTCAGACACATAGAGAGCCTATATGGCATTGCGCCACCAAAACCAGCAGATTTGCAAGAAAAACAAACGGCGAGTTAAACTTACGGCTAATACAGCAAGACGGCTAAAGTAGCCGAAGTTAGAGAAGGAGATGTAATCATGGGAGTTAGATTAGGCGGCAGGGCACCGGGAACGCCCAACAAGGCGACTTCTGACGCAAGACAGGCCATAGCCTCATTTGTTGACGGAAACGCTCACAGGCTCTCTGAATGGCTCGATCAAGTGGCCAAGGGAGTGCGTAACGATGAGGGCGAATATGTTGTCCAGCCCAACCCAGCGAAGGCGTTCGACATGTTCCAGTCGGTTGTGGAGTACCACGTTCCCAAGCTGGCCCGCCATGAGCATGCGGGTGACCCCAATGCACCGGTGGTGATCGACACCCACTTGAACTTGTTCAATGAACTGAAGAAGGCTGTGAAGCTCAAGAAGCAGGTCGACGCCAATGAAAGTTGAGGACGTACTAGACGACCCCAAGACGCAGGAGATGTTCCTGCAACTGTCCACAGAGGACAGGGCGGCATGGCTGTGGTGGATGGATTGGCACGAGAACAAGGCCATGAAATACCAAGTCGAGCCGTCCGGCGATTGGTGGTCGATCTGGATGATGTTGGCTGGCCGCGGAGCCGGTAAGACACGCACGGCTGCCGAGACTATCGGTCAATGGGCATGGGAGAACCCCAACACCCGCTGGCTGGTGGCGGCCCCCACAAGTTCTGACGTCCGCGGCACATGCTTCGAGGGTGAGTCCGGCTTACTGGCCGTGATCCCCAAAGAACTGGTCGAGCCAGAGGGCTATAACAAGAGCCTGCATGAGTTGTATCTCAAGAATGGATCATTGATCAAAGGCATCTCAGCGAGTGAGCCTGACCGCTTCCGTGGTGCTCAGTGGCACGGCGCATGGTGCGACGAGTTGGCCGCGTGGGATTACCTGCAAGAGTCGTGGGACATGATCATGTTCTCGGTGCGGTTGGGCAAGCGCACGAAGGTGATCGTCACCACCACCCCGAAGCCCAAGCCGTTGATCATGGATCTGGTTGGCCGCGAGGGAGACGATGTGGTGATCACACGCGCCTCGACATACTCGAACATCAAGAACTTGGCGCCATCGTTCCAGAAGCAGATTCTCCAGTATGAGGGCACGAACTTAGGAAGGCAGGAAATCCATGCAGAAATCATCGACCCCGAAGAAGGGGGCATTGTTAAGCGCGACTGGTTCCGCCTCTGGCCGGGACACAAGCCCTTCCCCAAGTTCGAGTACATCATCCAGTCTTACGACTGTGCCACTAGCGACAAGACCCACAACGATCCAACTGGCTGCATTACTCTGGGCGTATTCAAGCCCCTCGACGGTGGGATGTGTGTCATGGTCATCGACTGCTGGCAAGACCACCTCACCTACCCCCAACTGCGCCCCAAAGTAATCGACGAGTTCGAAGTCGTATATGGCGAGGGCAAGGAAAAGAAGCGTGTTGACCTCTTACTGGTGGAAGACAAGTCGGCTGGCATCTCATTGATACAGGACTTGCAACAGGCTGGTCTACCCGTCCACGCATACAACCCCGGCCGCGCCGACAAGATACAGCGCCTGAGCATCGTGTCCAACATCATCAAGGCTGGCCGTGTGTGGGTGCCTGAGTCTGACCAGCGTAAGGGCTACGTCCGCACATGGGCTGAAGGCATGGTCAGCCAGATATGCTCATTCCCTGAGGGGACGGAACACGACGAGTTCGTGGACTGCATCTCACAAGGCCTGCGCTACCTGCGTGACGGCGGCTGGATCACGATTGACTTCCCGCGGGACGACAGCGTAGACAGCGACGACATCGAGGACGCAGAGTTGTACAACATGCGGCACAAAGGGAATCCTTACGCATCGTGATCCAGTTAAACTGGACTGCAAAGTTATCCACAGCCCCAGTTAAACTGGACTCAAGCATTGTGTTTGCCACAGTCATCATGGCTTGGCATAATGCCGAAAACTCCCCGAGGTGCCTATGGCCACACAACAAGGAATAACCTATGACACAGCACAAGAAGGCCCATTCTACCGAGTCCGCCCACATGGCGTTGCATCGGGCTTCGCAGCTACGCGCGGCAATATCGAAAGCCATCGGGACACCGGTCAAGGCCAGCAAGGACTATCACGAGACACAGTTCCGCAACCACTTACGGACGAAGCGGTCAAAGGGATAATCAAAGGCCCGGACAATGCCATTCGCCATGCGGCTGAGGCATATACAAAACAGCATTTAGGCAAACCATACAAGCCTGTTGACAATTCATCCAGTTCACTGGCCAAGCAAGGTGCCATTGGACGCACATTCCTTCTGGCGGCCACAGATCACCCAGAGTACAAAAAAGCCGTATACGAGGCTTACAAGCGCCACATGCCTGAGCACGTTGGTGAGGCTCAAGACTACGATCAACTGCTGCAAAAAGCGTATGGCCACTTGGCCCATGAAACTAAGCGCCAGTTTGAGAGCCTACCAATCAACATGAGTTTTCACCGCAATGGTGAAGGCAACTACCAAGACAGCAAAGAGATGATACGCGATGTGCATGGCCACCGACACCTCTATGTTTTCCAAGGCGGCGACCGCCATGACTTTTTGCACAACGTCCATCCCGAGTCGGGCTTGAATGACAATGAAATGTTTCGGGCGGTGCATGATGTCTATGGCCATGCCTTGCACGGCACGACCTTTGGCCCTCAAGGCGAAGAGAAGGCTTGGGCGGCTCACTCTGGTATGTTCAGCCCGTTGGCTCAAGCAGCCATGACGGCAGAGACTCGTGGCCAAAACAGTGTAGTTAATTACACGCCGTTAAATGCCCGCATAAAAGCCGAAGTGGCAGCGTTGGATGAGACTGCTTATGACGCCAAGCGCAAGGGCCGTATGGACTTGTTTGAAGCCGCCAAGGCCGAGAAGAAGAACTTACTGGACAACCATTTCCAGTTTGCCCCTCAAAGGGCTGTGTTGTTGCCTCCAGAGATGAACAGTGGCAGTTATGCTGGTGGCATTCCCGCATACATCCGCCACTTGATCCAACCAGAAGGCGGCGAGACTGCGCAACTGACCCACTTCAGCCACGAACCAAACCTGACTATGACTGACCCAACCAGATATGGCACTGGCATCAAAGGCGCAGAAGCAAGCCGCTTACAAGAACCCGGCGCCGTGCGTGACCGGACGTATTTTTATGCTGGCAACCCAGAACGTGGTGAAGTTGGTTTGGGCACACATAAATACAAAGCGATGGTCGACAAGTTGTATGACATGGGCGCTGACCCGTTAATGTTGCGCAAGCTTGCCGTGGAGGCCAACAGGACGCCTCATACGTCCATGGTCAACCCCGGCTTGGTGGATCAAGTGCAGGCAGCCAATGATTACGAACGGCTCATCAAAGACTACGGATACAACGGCATGATTAACCGGAATCTGAGCATGCCAACTGCGGCGGTGTTCAACCCTGTGCCGGTACAAAAGTATGCTGACGGTAACAGCGTAAAGCCCGTCAAAGCTTCAGAGGCGTTAGGTCAGCATGAAGGCAAATACTTGATGGCCACTCAGGCCGACCGCACCAAAATCGGCAACAAGCAGTTCCGCGGTGGTGCACGGTTCTCTGCCTTACAGCACATGAACCCCGAGTATGAAAACGCCGCATGGGGCGTGATGACTCCCGGCATGGCATCGACCCTGATCGGAGCTAACAAGCGCGTCCCCGAAGGCCAAGCTGTGTGGTCTACCCTGCTGGGTACGCCTGAGCAACACACGTCCAACCCAGTTGTGTTTGATGCCCTGCTCAAGCCATTCCATAAGGCCGTTAAGGAAGGCATGCTCGAGGCCGAACACCGCGTCAAGATGAACAAAAGACTGGCCGGACTGAAGGACAAGGAAGGCACGCCGCTGTTTGATCCAAACGTCGACATCGGCAACAAAGCAATCCGTGAGGCGGCGAATACGTTCAACAAGCGCCGTGCTGTGGCTGACTTGATTGGTGGCATCGGTGTGGGCGGTAAAAAAGGCCAGATCATTGACTATAACAAGATTGTGCATCAAACAACCGAGCCAAGCTTGCGTGACCTGCCAACTCACTCTATTGGCCCGCGGTTGTTCCAGTTGAACAACGAGACATCTTACCGACCTGAGTTGAATGCAGCGTTCCCACATATCTTGCATGGGCAAGACCTTGGGCATGAGTTCCAACCAGTGCCTAAAGATGTCATGCTGCGAGACTTCATTACCAACTTTGTAAATCGTACCGGCCGCAAGCCCGGTTACTTTGACTTGACAATGGGCCATGCACCTGCACAGCACTTGTCAGAAGACTTTCTGACACACCTGCAAAAACTCGGCTATGCCAAAGGGGGTAACGTGGAACCAACCATTGACGAGATGCAAGCCGCTCTGGCACTGCGCAAGCCACACATGGCTGCCGGTGGCCAACCCAAGAACCCGTTTGACTATGAGAACCCAGAGCATGTGGCCAACGTGGTCAAGATTGCCGCACAGCACAAACTCTTAGCGCCCATTACTGATGTGCATAAGCATTTGGCTGACATCCTGTCTGGCGGCCACTACAAGCACATTGAAGACCCCAACATCCAGAACGCTATCCGCCAAGCTGGCCATGATGCTTACTATGTGGCTGAGAAGAGTGGCAAGCAAAGCCATATCTTGAACAAAGCCGATGGCGGTGACGTGGCTATCAAGGACGTTGGCGCTGAAGAAGCACCCAACTTGGGCACAAAGGAATTCATCCTGCCTCATGGCCAACACCCCGGCCAACTGCCCGTTGGTGGCGTGGATATGCAGCCCGCTGTCCCCGGCCAACAACTGATGCCTCAGCAACCGGGTCAACAGCCCCCACAAGGCGGTCAACTACCACAAGGTGGCCCAGCCCCTCAAGGCCCACAGCCTACATCGTTGAGCAACATCCTCCAGATGACGCCTCAAGGCCGTGCTATGGGTGCTATGCAACCGCAACAGCCACAGCAGGCCAAAAAAGGTGGGACAATCAAGCCTGTTGGGCGTGGCATCACCAAAGAAAAAGTTACAATTTCGCCCAACCTTGACGCCATGCAGTACGAACTGATGAGCGTTAAACACTTCAAGAAGGCCAAATGATGGACGAGCAAGACAACATCGACCCAGAACTGAACGAAGACGGCAGTGCGGAAGTAGACATTCCTGAAGAGGACATTGACACCGAAGAACTGCCTGATGGCTCTGCGATAGTGACGCTGCCGGAGGACGGCCCAGAGGTTAACCCTGACTTCTACTCCAACATGGCAGAGAGCATGAGCGACTGGGACTTGCAGCCGCTGTCTGCTCGGTACATTGACCTGCTTGAGAACGACAAGAACGCACGAGAATTAAGAGATAAGCAGTATGAAGAGGGTATTCGTCGGACTGGTATGGGCAATGATGCCCCCGGAGGTGCAACCTTTATGGGAGCCTCTAAGGTCGTCCATCCTGCCATGGCTGAGGGTTGCGTCGACTTCGCTGCACGGGCGATCAAAGAGATGTTCCCGCCGGACGGCCCTGTACGCACGAAGATCATTGGCACGGTTGACGACCAGAAACTGGAGGTCGCAGAGCGCAAGCGTGACTTCTTGAACTGGCAGATCACCGAACAGATTGAAGAATTCCGTGACGAGCAAGAACAACTGCTAACCCAACTGCCTTTGGGCGGCTCACAGTACTTCAAACTGTGGTACGACGAGAAGAAGAAACGCCCATGCGTTGAGTTCTTGCCGATTGACCGGGTGATCTTGCCGTTTGCGGCGACTAACTTCTACACGGCAGAACGTGCGGCTGAGATGCACGAGATCACCCATTGGGAGTTCAACCGCCGTGTAGCGTCTGGTATGTACCGTGACGTGAGCATCACCCGCGCCACGATGGAGATTGACCCCACCAAGCCTCAGAAAGCCAACGACAAGATTGAAGGCAAGAAGTATGAGGACAATGATGACGGTTTGCGCAAGGTCTACCACATCTACACCTACATGGAACTTGAAGACGACAAGTATTCCAAAGGTGAGATGGCTCCGTACATCTTGATGATTGACGAGTTGAGCAATCAGGTCGTGGGTCTGTACCGCAACTGGGAAGAGACCGACGAGACCATGACCAAGTTGGACTGGATCGTCGAGTTCAAGTTCATCCCATGGCGCGGTGCTTATGCAATTGGCCTGCCCCAGTTGATCGGTGGCTTGAGCGCTGCCCTGACTGGCGCCTTACGCGCTTTGCTGGATACAGCCCACATCAACAACAGCGCCACCATGCTGAAGTTGAAAGGCGCCAAAATCAGCGGCCAGTCTGCACAGCCTGACGTGACTCAAGTCATTGAAATAGAAGGCGCACCCGGCGTTCAAGACATCCGTCAGATCGCCATGCCCATGCCGTTCAATCCGCCTTCGGACGTGCTATTCCAGCTTCTAGGCTGGCTTGACACGGCCGCCAAGGGGGTAGTGACCACCAGCGAAGAAAAGGTCGCTGACGTCAATTCTCAGGCTCCTGTGGGCACGACTCAAGCGCTGATTGAACAGGGCGCCGCGGTGTTCTCCGCCATTCACGCTCGACTGCATGAATCCCAAGCCCGTGTGCTGAAGATTTTGTGCCGCTTGAACCGCTGGCACTTTGACGAGATGCGCAAGGCTGACGTTGTCACCGACTTGGATATTGAGCGTGACGACTTTGCCAAGAACACCGACATCGTTCCGGTGTCTGACCCGCACATCTTCTCTGAGACTCAGCGCATGGCTCAGAACCAAGCCGTGCTGGCGCTGGTCGACAAATATCCCGACCAGTTCAACGTGTCTAAGGTGCTGACTCGTTTCTTGAAGCAGATGAAGGTGCCGGACATCAACGAGATCATGAAGGACGTGCCTGCACCAGAGCAACGCACTTCCGCGGACGAAAACGCCGCCATGCTCATTGGCCAGCCTGCATACGCTTACATGCAGCAAGACCACATTGCTCACATCCAAGATCACTTGCAGTTTGCGCTCAACCCATTCTTGGGCCAGTCGCCGTTTGCTGATCCGGGCTATCTGAACAATGTGATCGAGCACTTGAAGCAACACATGACGCTCTGGTACTTGAACCGCAGCAACGCCTATGTGGCCGAGTCCCGCGGTGGCAAGCCTGTGACCAACTACGATGATCCAAAGTTGACATCAAGCATTGACCAACTGTACGCAGTGGTGGGCGCACATGTGGAGAAGGACACTCAAGAGGTGTTCCAAGCCTTTGTGCCAGCTTTCCAAAGCCTCATCCAACAAGCCCAACAGCGCCAGCAAGCGGCACAAGGTGGATTGCCTCCAGATGCTCAAGTCGTCAAAGACACCAGCATGGCAGAGACACAACGCAAGGCTGCCAAGGACAAGGCGGATCAACAGATTGCTCAGGCACGGTTGCAAGTGGAATCACAGCGCAACCAACTGGACAACCAGACACGCATCCAGATCGAAAATGCAAAATTGACGCACGAAACGATCAATCACGCTGCCGATATGCAGCAACAGAATTTACAATCGGCTCAACAGCCACAACCGGCAGCAATGCCACAACAAGGAGTTCCAAATGGCATCTGAAGCAGAACAAAAGGGCATCAACGTGCCCCAGCACAAACGCTTGGCCCAAGGCGAAAAGCTGGACGGCACTAGCCTGCAACCCAAAGGCGGCAGCCAATCTCAAGGCAAGTCATCTGGCGGTCTGAGCGCATTGAAGAAACAAAAATGATTGACCGCCTGATCCATGTGATCAAGCTTCAACAAGCCGAGTTGAGCGCGTCCCTAGCCTCGGGGCATGCTCAATCTTGGGAATCCTATCAGCGTCTGGTGGGCAGGTACGAGGGCTTCCAACAAGTGTTGGACGAGATCGACAACCTGCTGGACGAGGATAAGGGCAAAGAATAGACCCCAGTTTAACTGGGGCATGAAACGTCCCCCTAAAGGACGGAGGCCGCGCTGATAAAGCGCTTAGAAGACGCACCTGCAAAGGTGATTTTAGGAGTTAGTATGAGTGATACAAAAGACCCAATCCCCACGATTGAGGGGCAAGCGGGCGTGTCTGATCCAGTTGAACTGGCATGGGCATTCCCAGATGTGGCACCGGGGCAGCAGCCTTATGGTGGCCGCGTGATCGTCCAACTACGCCGGATCAAAAAGAAGGCTGGACGCATCATCATCGTTGATGAAACCAAAGAGAACGAAAAATGGAACAACATGATCGGTAAGGTCGTGTCAATTGGCCCATTGGCGTTCAAAAACCGAGACACCATGGCGTCATGGCCAGAAGGTTCTTGGGCAAATGTTGGTGACTTTGTGCGCGTTCCCCGCTGGGGTGGCGACCGTTGGGAGCGTCCAGTTCCTAATGAGGACGGCGAAGACCCAGTTTTGTTCATGACGATCAATGATCACGAACTAATCGCCAAAGTTACGGACGACCCACTGTCGTTCAAAGCTTACGTTTAAGGAGCCAACATGAGTAACGAACCAAAAGATCAAGATTTAGACATCGAAGAGGGCGTTGACGGCTCCGCGGTGGTCGACTTGCCGGATGATTTTGTCACCGATGACGACAATTCAAACGAGCCTGTCGAGAAAAACGAAGGCGGGAACGTTCAAGACGAAGAACCCGACCATCCTGATGACTCAGAAGCTGTTTTGGCGGCCAAACGAGCACGTCGCAAGGCAAAACGTGACCTTGCCAAGCGTGGTCGTGAGGAAAAAGACGCCCAAATTCAGGCTCTGCGTCGCCAAAATGAAGAAATGCAACGCAAACTGGCTCAAGCCGACCAGCGTTTGCAACGAGTAGAACAAGAAAGCCACCAAGGCTTCGTTTCTCGAGTGGAAAAAGCCGTCCAAGACCAGCAAGTGCGTGTTGAATACGCCAAAATGAAGCTGGCAGAGGCCGCAAACAGCGGTGACGGCCAAGCCATGGTTGAGGCGCAAGAAATGATGTACCAAGCCCGTAAGGACTTGGACGCATTGGAGAACCAACGCCGTCAAATCGACCAACAACCACGCCAACAACCGGTTGCACCGGCCGCACCCGATCCACGAGTGCAACGCAACGCTGCGGACTGGTTGAAACGAAACAATTGGTACAAGGTTGACGGTTCAGACACCGATAGTCGCATCGCAAAAGAGGTCGATGTTGAACTTTCTAAAGAAGGTTGGACACCAACTGACCCAGATTATTGGGATGAACTCGATAACCGCTTGCAAAAGTATTTACCCCATCGTTACAATGGGGCATCTGACGGCAATTCTGCTGTTCGTAAACCGAGGAATGTAGTGGGCAGTTCTGGACGTGAAGCTTCTGCTGCGTATGGTGGTACTAACCGCAATCAATTCACGCTGTCACCTGAACGGGTGAAGGCGATGAAAGAGATTGGGGCTTGGGACAACCCTGAGCGCAAAAAGAAGATGATCGCTGAATTCATTCGATATGACCGCCAAGGCGGTAACCGCTAATTACTTGGAGAACAAACATGACAGAATCACGCCTAAAGAAATCCCTCAGTGCTGGTGGCCGCAATGATCGCGCAAGCGAGGACGCAAGCCGCGAAGCACCCGAGAATAAGTTCGCTTCAACACAGGAACGTCGCAAGATGTGGAGTGAGGAGTGGACGCAATCAGCGCTTCCAAAATTACCTAACCTAGATGGCTGGCACTTGTGCTGGCTTTCGACAACCAACAGCTACGACTCCATTGATAAGCGGATTCGCCAAGGGTACGTTCCAGTTAAGTCTGAAGAGTTCCCCGGCTTTGAAAATTATCGAGTGAAGTCAGGTGAGCATGTTGGCTACATCTCATGCAACGAAATGTTGCTGTTTAAATTGCCGATGGACATCTATCAGGACATCATGTTGTATCAACATCATGAGAAGCCCCGCGAGGAGGAGGAGAAAATCCGAGTCCAACAGGAGCAACTGCAAGGTGCGGCACGAGACAGCCGAGGTCGTTCTTTGGTGTCAGTCGAGGGTGAGGGTTTTGGTGGTTTTGATCAACAGCCAAGCAAAATGCCGGTATTTTCCGGCTAACCCAAGGAGTTTAATATGAGTGCAACCTCTGCTCCGTTCGGCTTGCGCCCCGCGTTCCACCCCTCCGGTTTGGATCGCGCTCAAGCGCTTGCTGGCGGTATCACCTCTGGCTACTCGACCGCTATTCTTAAAGGTCAACCAGTAGCCTATTCCGCCTCCGCTGGCGTCATCGTTCCTATCACCGCTAACAGCACCCAAGCCACTTGGTCTGGTGCTTTCGCTGGTGTGGAATGGACTGATTCCACTGGTCGTCGTCGTGTGTCCAACTATTGGCCCGCAAACACCGCGTACATCGCTGGTTCTTGCGTTGCTTATTTCTACAACGATCAAAACATCGTTTATGAAATTCAAGCTGATGGCTCGATGGCTCAAACCACTATCGGTAATGAGTACCTGTTCACCAACGTGACTGCTGGCTCGACCACTACTGGCCTGTCGCAAGCTACCTTGGGTGCTTCGACCGCTGTCGGTAATGCTCAACCCGGTCAAATGCGCGTCGTTGATCTGGCCCCCTATGTGGACAATGCGTGGGGTGATTCCTACACCGTCGTCCGTGTCGTTAACTCAGCTTCGCAGTTCTTCGGTACTGTGAACGCCATTGCATAAAGGGAGCTAAATCATGGCAGCACCAATGCGCAGTACGGACTTCCGTTCGATTGTTGAACCTATTCTTAACGAATGCTTCGACGGAGTCTATGATCAACGTGCCGACGAATGGAGCCGTGTGTTCCGTGAAGAAGACGGCATTCCCCGTAACTACCACGAAGAACCCGTCTTGTACGGTTTCGGCGCCGCACCTCAGTTGCCTGACGGTACGCCCGTGACCTATCAACAAGGTGGCGTCCTGTTCCTGCAACGCTATGTGTACAAAGTGTATGGCTTGGCCTTCGCTTTGACCAAAGTGTTGGTGGAAGACGGCGATCACATCCGTATCGGTCAAGTTTATGCACGTCACTTGGCACAATCTTTGGTTGAAACCAAAGAACTGTTGTCTGCTAACGTGTTGAACACCGCTTTCAACTCTTCGTATGTTGGCGGCGACGGCGTGTCTTTGATCAACACCGCTCACCCCATCGTGAATGGTACTTTCAGCAACCAATTGTCGACCGCCGCTGTGTTGTCGCAAACTTCGTTGGAACAAATGTTGATTCAAGTTCGTCAAGCTGTTGACAACAACCAAAAGAAAATTCGTTTGGTTCCTCGTCAACTGGTTGTCGCTCCCGGCAACATCTTCCAAGCTGAAGTTCTGTTGAAGTCGGTTCTCCGCACCGGCAACGCCAACAACGACATCAACCCCGTGAAATCCATCGGGTTGTTGGACGAAGGCGCTGCTGTGTTGAGCCGCTTGACCAGTTCGACCGCATGGTGGGTTCAGACCGACGCTCCCGAAGGCATGAAGCTTTTGATGCGCCGTCGTCTGGAAAAGACCATGGAAGGTGACTTCGAAACTGACTCGATGCGCTACAAGGCCACCGAGCGTTATACCGTGGGTTGGACTGACCCACGCGCCATGTACGGTACTCCCGGCATGTAAAGCAAGCGGGGTGGGTGTAAAAGCCCACCCTTTTTTAAAACCTGAGTGGTTCAAGCCACAGGGAGAAAAAAATGCCTCAATTTAGTGATGATCTGTTCTTGGGTACTGCCCAAGGCTATATTGGTACAACCAACACGTCTGCTGAAGCCGTCATTACTGGTTCCGTCACCGGCACCACCATGACCGTTACTGCGATGAATTCTGGTGATTCTTTGGTTCTGGGACAATACGTCAACGGCACCGGTATCACCGCTAACTCTTACATCACGGCCTTTGTGTCTGGTGCAGGTGGCACGGGTACTTACACCCTAAGCGCCTCTTCATCGGCTACTGGCTCGATCACAATTTACGCTTCCGGCAACGCTGGTTTGGGCGATCCTTCACCAATGGAAGTTGGCGTTGGCCCCTTAGGTCGTGAATATGTGTGGGACGTGATTCCCCAGACTCTGAACACCGGCAACATCGCTGCTGCTCAGACTCCCGCCGCTGCTGGCAACTTGACCCTGACCGCTGGCACTAACGCCAAGTCTTTGGTTCGCACCGATGGCACGACCGTGATCCAGTTGGACACTCCCCGTGCTGTTCAGTTGACCACCGCTTCTGGCACTATCAGCACCAGCCGCAACCTGACCGTTTCTGGTTACGACTACTACGGCCAAGCAATGACCGAAGTGATCGCCACCGGCACGACATCGTCTGCTGTTGCCAACGTGTCTGGTAAGAAAGCTTTCTACCAGATCTCCAGCATCGCCATTAACGGCTCTTTGCCAGTGACAATCCAATTTGGTACTACCGATACCCTCGGTTTGCCTTTGCGCGTGTTTGACGCTGGTTATGTTGTCCGCGTGGGCTGGAACAACACCTTGGCCAACGACACTGGCGGCACCAGCGCATTTACTGCTGCTGACATGACGACCCCCGCAACTTCGTCAACTGGCGATGTGCGTGGAACTTACTACCCCTCTAGCGCCTCTAACGGCGTGAAGCGTTTGGTTGTCGTGATTGCACTGCCCGGCATCGCTGCTGGCCCCAATGCAACCCGCACTGGCGCTTTGGGTGTGACCCAAGCTTAATAGGAGGCTTTCATGGCTACAAAACACGCTGGCGGCTTTAGCCAAATGCCAAAGATGATGACTGACGAACCGTCGGTCATTTTGAAGCTGAAAAAGGGTGGCAAAGTCCATAAGAAGGAACACCACGAAGAGCACGGCCACCATAGCATGCACCATGCTGCTGCAAAGCACCATGAAGGCATGCACGGCCACGCTGAACATGGTCATGCCCCCAAGAAGCCTTCCATGGCCGAACGCCGTAAGGCAATGAACCCCAACCAATACGCTCACGGCGGTAAGGTTCATCACAAGGCTGATGGTGGCATGATGCCTATGGGTGCCCCTATGGCCGCTCCTATGGCTCCTATGGCCCAAGCCAAACTGGCTCAAATGGCTCCTGCCATTCGCGCCGCTCGTGCTATGCAAGTCCGCAAGGCTTTGACTGGCATGAAGAAGGGTGGCCACGCCGGTATGGAAAAACATATCGAGAAGTTGGAAAAAGAACTGCACCACCACGAGTCTTTGGGTATGAAAGAAGCACATCACAAACATGGTGGCAAGATTCATCACAAAGCCGAAGGCGGTAAAGCTTCTGGCAAGGCTCTCGACAAGTTCGAAACCAAGACCACCATTGAGCACGACGAAAAACCTTTCGTTAAGACCAAAGTGGTTGACGGCGACCATGCTGATAAGCACCACGGCACTGGTGAAATCAAAGAGAAGAATGCTGGCGGTTACAAACGTGGCGGCAAAGTCCATCACAAAGCAACTGGCGGCGATATTCCTGCTGATACCGACAAGAAGAAGAACCCCGGCCGTACGGTCATGGGTGGCACTATTGAAGGCAATGAGCACGACTTTGAAAACACCGAGATGCACGAAGCTGAACGCGACCGCGCTCACGGCACTGGCGGTGTTCGCATGAACAACGCTGGCGGCTTCCGTCACGGTGGCAAGGCTCACCACAAGATGCACCACAAGGCAACTGGTGGCGCTATTGAAGGCAACGAAATGAAGTTCGCCATCAACAACGTGGACGGCACTCCCAAGGGCAAGACCAACACCAAAACTGGTGAAGTCAAAGAAGCCAATGCTGGTGGTTTTAAGCGTGGAGGGCATGCCACAAAAAAAGCCTACGCTACGGGGGGGAATGTTAACGATCAAGGCAAGGCAGAAAAAATGCCTCGTCACTTCGTTAGCCGCCCCGTAGCTAACAGCCTGCAATCTGGTACTTTCAAAAAGGGTGGCAAGGTGCATCACTTTGCCGATGGTGACCTCGTAGACGCCTCTAAGGGCGCCTATGACGCCGCTATGCGCCCCGATCAGGACGATATGGACACGGCACGAGCCATCCGTAGCATTCCTAGTCGCCTTTATGAAGGTGCAAAATCATTGATGGGTTACGGCAAAGATGCCGGAGCCGGTCGTGGTTTTGTAAACCCCAGAACCGTTGCTGAGATTGAGAAATCAGTCCCTCAACGGAAACGCGGCGGACGCGCTAAGTAAACAGCGGGGGCTTCGGCCCCTGCTTCTTTGAGGAATTATCATGAGTAATGGAATCGTTGCATCAGTAACTCGTGCAGGGGCTTATGAGCCGTTTGATTTGCAAGTTGCTCGTGGCCAAATCTTGGGCCACACAACCGTCAGCATCTTTGGCTATCAAGCATCGGTCGGTACAACTTCTATCCCAGTTTGGGAAAATGCAAGCACATACACTTACCCCACCTCAGCGACCACGCTGACGATGGTGAGTAGTTCTGCTTCAGACAATACATCGGCATCGGTTTTGATCAGTGGCCTTGACGCCAACTTCAACCCGTTGTCTGAAACCCTGTTCTTGAACGGCACAACTGCTGTGACGACTGTCAACAGCTATTTCCGTATCAACAACTTGACATTGGCCAGCGCAGGCACCAGCCAAAGCACCAACGTGGGCACGATCACACTGAAGCAAAGCACTAATACGCTGGCTCAGATCAACCCCGGCATTGGTCGTTCGCAAAGCACCGTGTACACCGTGCCTGCTGGTTACAGCTTCTTCTTGGATTGGGTTGAAGCTAACACATCAAACCCTTACACCGGCACCGTGACCGTGACTTATAAAGTCCAAGCGGCCGACAACGTGTCTGGCGTGACTCGCAATGTGTTGCAACAACCTTTTGTGTCGATCTACACGGCTAGTCGTGTGGCTGATCCATTTGCTTATGCCCAAAAGACTGACATCCAATGGCAGTTGTCGGCAAGTTCTGGAACGATTGCTGCTGGCATTATCGTGACCGGCAAGCTGATCCAAAACAATAACACCCTAACCGTACCCGGAGGCTAATCATGCCCTTGATCAAGTCCAAATCCAAGAAAGCTTTTGAGCACAACATCAAGGCTGAGATTCACGCTGGTAAGCCTGTTAAGCAGGCCGTGGCCATCGCCTACAACGAAAAGCGTCACGCTCACAAAGCGCATGGCGGCAAGGTGTCAACCTGCCACGAAAACCCCATGTGCAAGGGTGGCTGGTAATGGCCAAGCCGGGGCTTTACGCCAACATCCACGCAAAGCAGGAGCGCATCGCTCACGGTTCTGGTGAGAAGATGCGTAAACCCGGCTCTAAGGGTGCGCCCACGGCTGCTGCGTTCAAAGAGTCAGCGAAGACCGTCAAAAAGAAAGAAGGCGGTGTGTCGTTGGCTGTTGGCCGCGGTGAGAAGTTGCCTGTTTCTAAAGGTGCTGGCCTGACCGAAAAAGGTCGCGCCAAGTACAACCGTGAAACTGGGTCGCATTTAAAGGCTCCACAGCCTCAAGGCGGCTCCCGAAAAGACTCGTTTTGTGCCAGAATGAGTGGTGTTGTAGAGCATTCCAAGGGGGATGCTGAACGTGCAAAAGCATCGCTTAAACGCTGGAAATGCCCCGGCTGGTAAAGGAACAAACATGTCCGATCTGAAGTCAATGATTAGGGCCGTGGCTGAGGCGCATAACGCCAAAAATCCCGGCCGCCGCATTTCGATTACCGACCCCATGACTCGTGAACAGTCAGAGGAGCGTCAGGAAAAGCGCCGTCAACAAGAGGCTGTTGAGGCCAAAGAACGCGCCAAGAAAGATGCGGCTGACCTGCCCAACCTTGAAAAGCGTCATGCAGAGATGGCCAAAACTTACGAGGGTGGCAAAAACTATCGTTATGCCGACCGTGAGCAAAATTTGTCTGACTATGAGCGCAAGGCTCGTGACATTGAACCTGAAATGAACAAGCTGGGCGCTCGTATCAGCGCAGCCAAGGCTGGTGGATACAAGCAAGGCGGCAAGATCGACTTGAAGCACTGCAAGATCAGCACCGTTGAGAAGAGCCACAAGCACAAAGACTGGTGAGGTAACCAATGGCTTACAGCGGAACAGTAGGACAAACGGTCGTTACGACCCAACAAATGATCGACCAAGGCGCCCGGATGTCGGGCAAATTGGCCGAAGAGTTGACTGTCGAGCAAATTCAGGCCTCTAAACAGGCCTTGTACTACGTTCTGAGCAACTTGATCAATCAAGGCATCAACTATTGGGCCATTGACAAGAAGGTTTACGGCTTCAACGCTGATCAATTTGAGTATCTGCTACCTGTGGGTGGTAATGACGTTTTAAACGCGCTGTATCGCCGTTTAAACCGCCCTACGCCTGCCCAATACGGCGGATACTTCGGCTCATCCGGTGTTGTTGGCCTTGCGTTTGACAACAATGTGCTGACTGCCGACACCCAGACATCGCCGAACGGCTACATTGGCATCAACTACGGTAGCAACAACCCCATTTATGCGGGTTCGATTGGTATCTTGCCTGCCACTTCTGGCCAGTTCCACATTTATTTGGAATGGTCGAATGACGGCGCAACATGGAATCTGCTGGAAGACACTGGCGTGACCACATGGGTCAGCGGCCAGTGGCTTTGGTACGACATTGACCCCGGCGTGACATGCCAGTATTACCGTATGCGTGAAACTGGTGGCAATACTTTGAGCGTGGCTGAGTTTTTTGTGGGCAACAACTCCACAGAAATCACGATGGCACGTTTGAACCGTGATGATTACACGAACTTGCCCAACAAGAACTTCACGGCCAACCAGCCGTATCAGTTCTGGCTGAACCGCACGATCCCTCAAGCCAAGATCACGCTGTGGCCGACGCCAAGTGACCCATTTGAGCAGATGGTGGTGTGGTATTCACGCCAGATCATGGACGTGGGTGATTTGTCTGGCCAGATTGAGATTCCTCAGTACGCTCAGATGGCCATTCAAACCATGTTGGCGCACCAAATGTCGATGATTTTGCCCGGTGTGGACGTGCCTCGTATTCAATATCTTGAGACACAGGCTGAGAAGCTGTTCATCATGATGGAGAATGAGAACCGCGATAAGTCGCCGATCTACTTCGCCCCGAACATCAGCGTATACACGAGGTAAGAATGCCTCGTTTTCTGGACACTACTGGCAACGCATCAATTGCAATCTTCATCTGCGACCGTTGCAAGATGAAACGTGCGATTGTTGAGGCCATGCCCGATCCCAATTTTCCGGGCCTCAAAGTGTGTCAACAAGGGTGTGCAGATGAGAAAGACCCATACCGTCTTCCCGCTAGGAAAACTGAGCGGATCACCCTACAATACCCACGTCCAGACGTTAGTGTGGCGGTTGATCCGAATGACATCGTGACTGTG